ATTCAATTACACCACGAAGACTTGCTAGGAATGCTGGAATATCCAAGCCGTCTATTAAGCCTTTTCCAATGTCCCTGAACAGTTCAATAACTCCTTGTTGCAAACGGCTTAGCTGGCCATCAAAACTGTTAAACAGCCGCTGCGCTGCCTCGATAGCTTCTGGTGTTTTGACTGCATCTTGCATGGCCAATACCGCAGTACTCGCCTGAACGGTCTTATTGTTGACGGCATTGATGGCATCTTCCACCGAGTGGAACTGACCTGTTACTTTGCCCAAACGCACGGCCAAAGCCTCGTACACTTTCAGCCCGCTTGCTTGCATCTGCTGCAGCGTGGCCGCTTCGGCAATACCACTTTTTGCCATCTGGCTGATGCCGCCAGCTAATTGACCCAATCCACCTTGGCCCAATAGTGGCGAAACCTCGGCAAATGTTCGCATCAGTTTTTCAGCGCTGCCGGTATCTACTCCTGCCGCTGTAAGCTGCTGGAATCCACCGACAACCTCTTCTAGTGGCACACCCATATCGCGCGTGATCTGGCGCAAATTTTCTAGGCTTTCAGCTCCTTTATCGAAGCTGCCGGCCAGCAGTCCCATCTTGATTTGCATTGTTTCCAATTCGCCGCCAAGCTTCATCATCGAACCGACTGCGGCAATTGGTGTGCCTATAAAGAACTGCGTAACACCTCGCAGCATGTCGAATCCAGACTTGACATCGTTAGCACCTTTAAGCGCTTGTGCCAAACGGCCAAATGCTGAACCAGCTTCGTCAGCTTTTTTGCCAGCCTCGCTTGTTTTCTTTGCTGTTCTAGCTAATCCGTCTTCAGCCTGTTGGCCATTCCATCCAAGGTTGATCGCTAATTTACTGATTGTCGCCATGGATGCTTGCCCCCGTGGCTTTCAAGTATGTCAAAATGGAATCACGGTCAGGCTCATGCTTGTCGAAACGAGGAATCCAATCACTCACCTTGGTGTTTTTGCACCAAGGCGCTGCGCTGGCATAGCAGGAAATGGCATTCAGCAGATCCTGCCGATATGGTCCCCATGGCTCAACTGCCAGCAAGGCGATCCATTCAGACAGTTCAGAACTGGTCAACCGATCACCCAGCTCAGCCACCGTCATGCCAAGGTGGCCGGCTAAGGCAAACATCAGGCGGCGGGTGCTTCCGCCTGGTTCTCGGAGTTTTTTTCCAGCTCATCCACATCTGATTTAGTTAGCCTGTTAATTCGCATGGACGCTTCAAAGATGCGATCCATTGCCGAGGCAGGCAACTCGCCGAGGGCGGCCACATCAGAATCAGCAAACATGCGCAGGCCAGTACTGTCTGACAAAGTCAGCACCGCCAGCCTGGCGCGGATGTTACACATCTTGGCGCTGCCTTTTTTATCGATAGACGAAGCCTCAAAGGCATCTCTTTCGCTGGCAGTAATTTCCTTAACGAACACGGTGCCACCCCACTCTGGCACCTTGATTTCCTCGACACGTCCTCGACTTTTGCCAAGGATTTCGTCCCTATTCAAGCCCATTCAATTTCTCCGTTAAACAGCAGTTACTTGCAAGGTTACTGAAAAGCGCAAGGCCTCATCACTTGCGCCAACAGTTGGTTCAGTAATTCCGCTGATGTAGCCTTGGTAGCTGATCAGCGCATCGATGGTTGAGCCAGGGAAATTAAGGCTCAGCGTGACGCTGTTGTAGCCAATGCTTGAACCAGTAACAGTCGCTTGCCAATCGCGCAGCGTTTTAAGCGTATTGGTGGCCGTAGCTGTGTCTTCGAGGTAAACCTCGAAAGTCACAGTGCCTGGATCAACCCGGCTTGGCAGGCGCTTCAACGTGTAGTCAGACAAACCAGTAATTTCAGCCATTGCCACTGATCGAGTGGTGCCGGTCACGCTGATGCAATTCAAGACAATCGCAGTGCCAGTTGCTGGGGTCAATGTTGCAATTGTTCCAAGTGGTAGTACTACAGCCATGTTCTACTCCTCATTCCGTGTATGTGCCTACAATCTCTATTGAGATTATGCGGGCTGACTCGTCCGATCCGTCTTGATAAAGCTCATTGGAGCTTGCTTCTTCCTCGACCAACCATTGATGGACAAACAAGCTGCCAATAGTCTGCCGGCTTGGTGTTGCAGCAATGGCAGACGCGATCCAGTTGGCTGTAGCCTGTGAGCTACTGCGCGTCTCGCCGACAACTGTGACCTGTACACGTTCAGTAGTTGCGACCACGGAGCCGCCAGTGGTTCTTTGCCGTTGCCTGCTAACAGACTGGTAAACAGCATAGGGCTGGCTTGTATTGCCTTGGCCGGTCTGGTCAGGTGATATTCCGCCAGGCAAATAGGTGGCATAGTTGGCGTAGGCAGCCAAATAGGTGCGCACAGCTTGACCAAGTACGCTCATACTGTTGCAGTCCTTTTGGCCATCGCCTTTTGCAACTCTTCATTAAGGATTCGTGCTGTGATGTCTTCGCATTGCGATCTATTGGCATTTAATGCCGGCTTTAAAAATGGTTTCCCAGCTACTGGCCGTAGCTTGCCAGACCGCCATAGTTTAGCCGTAAACCCATTCTCAATTAGGTGGCTGTAATTAGTTGGGTTAACAGGCACCATCACGTTGCGCTGCGCTGCAACGCTTCGTTTTGGCTTGTGATAAGTCTTAAAAGCCATGATCTTAAACTTGCGGCGCGGGCCGATTATTGCGTAAACTGCGCCTGTTTTTTTAGATGTAGTTACGCGGTAGCCGAGACTCTTTTTAAGCTGGCCAGTAGTGCCGTAACGAAAAACCTTTTTGCCTTGGTACATAATCCGCTTGCGCTTGGCCGGCACGAGCGTGCGAGCGGTGCGAAGGATAGGCGTAGTGCACGCTCTTGCCACACGGCGCAAGGCAGGCTTGATCTTCTTGCCAGCATCTCGCAGAGCATCTATTAGATCAACTGCTCCAGCCAGATTTAAGCGAAGGTCGCGAGAGCTAGCCATTACGCATTTTCCTCGGCATCGATCTCAAGCGAAATGCCTCTCTCTTCAAGATCACGCACGCCTCGAACATTTAACTCGCGGCTGCCGAATAAAATGCGATGCTCGGCAGTCACATCGGCTCGATGGCGTATCGTCACCCGGTGCGTGATGTCTGCCTGCTGCTGGTTGGCTAGCTGGCTCTCGGTCGCAGTTACCGGCAGGACCATACCCCAAACAGTGGCGTAGGTCGCCCAAGTGCGAGTAGGCTGGCCGTAGCTGTCCGTGCTGTCGGTTGCCGACTGTAGCGACAGACGGTGCCTTAACTCGCCGATGATCACTGGTAGTCACCTACTGAGTAAATCTTCAGGATTGAATCGACTGCCAAAGGCACTTCGCTTCCGGCACCTGGCTGAACCGCAGAGCGGTTTTCGTACCAGTGCGCCACGAGCAGTTTGATGCAGGTGGTCAGCAGCGCCGGCACGTTGGCGGCAGCAGCGCCATAGCCAGCAACATAGTCCACTTCAACCGCATTGGCTTTGCCGTTCTCGGTGTTCGGCCAAATGTCTAGCGGTGTCAGGTTTAGCCTGGGCGGGTTGGCATCGAGGTCTAGCTCGAAATCACCACCGGCAAAGGTCATCGTAGTTAGTGTGCCGTTTTCGTCGTAGTAGCGGATGCGCGGCATGGCATAACTGTAGGCACCACCAACGGCAATCTGCACAGCCGGCCCACGCAGTAGCTCAATAGCGCCTTCTGGAAAATAGTCCATGGTTTGGCGGTAGGTGGTGTTCACCAGTGGCCGCCGCGTTTGCCGCTCGACATAGTCGCGGCCAGCAGATATGAGCGCATTTATCAGCGCATCGTCTGTGCTGTGGTCAACGCGAAGGTGGAGCTTCATGTCAGCGAGTGACACTGGCTCCACCGTTGCAACGGTTAATACTTTGAGAGCCACTAGCGCTTGCTCCGTTTAGCGGCTTGCTTGGCCTCGGGTGTTTCCACCTCGTTAGCTTTATCTTCGACAATGCCGTCCACGCAGATCGCAAAACCAGCGGCAATGATTCGATTCGCATCGACTGCATCGGGATGATCCCAGATGTCACCGACACGGTATGTGCCGAGTGGACCAGAGATACATTCGAGCATTTGAATCTTCATTGCCTTGGTTTCCTAATCTGCGTGGGCTATTAAAAGTTAGGCTTGAACCATGTGCTTGATCGCACCGCTGGCCAAGATCTTGCTGTCAGTTCTGGCCCATGCCGTGAATCCAACTGCACCGTTTGCCGCGTACAGTTCGTCAAGCCGTTGGATGCGGATATTGGCCACATCGCGGATCAGGAACTTGTTCATGGCACCGAACACCATCGTCTTGAGGCCGGTGGTGATGGCGCTGTTTAGGCTGTTGCTTATGACCAGCGGGAAACCATGAACACGAATCTCACCAGGGTTGCGGTAAGACTCTTGGAACAATGGTTGGCCTGTGCTGTCGGTCAGCTTGCGCACATACAGCCAAACGCTGTCGTGCATCACCAAGGCGCAAGAAGGATCTTGGCGATAGGCGATGTCGACGCTGTGAATCAGGTCAAGGATTTCGGCTGATGTGATGGCGGTTGCGCTGGCAGTGGTCTTGCCTGCGGTGCTGGCTGCAATGCCTGTTGGTTGGCTGGAGCCTGTGCCGGTTGCGACATAGTCAGCCATGATCCGGCCAAGACGCTCGCCGAGCAGGTCGCCGATATAAGTTTCAAGGTCAACAGCGTTGTCATCGAGTAGCTGCCAAGATACTTTCAGCGCCTTGCTGCTCATGGTGTAAGCACCAAGAGAAATCTGGCCAAATGAGGTATCAGCAACAGTAAGTGCTCCATCTTCGGCCAACAGCACGCCTTTGGTGCCGGTGTCGTCGTTGGTCGGCATGGTCATTGGCTCGCCAGACTCGGTGCGCAGCACCTGAGCGTATTCGCGCAGCGGATTGAAATAAAGCAGCGCCTTCTCGATGCGCTCAACCAGAACGGTTGGCACGTTGAAGCCGCCAAGGCTGCCGGTGCTAATCACCTGGGTGGCTGTTCCTCGCTCTTCCAACTCACGCCTGCTGCGAGGCGCGGTGTCAAACAGGCGCACGTTGAAATCGCGGCTGCGCAGGCTAACACCAACGCGCTCAGCAGCGGCTCGGTGCGCATCAGTCGCGCGGCCATTGCCTTCTAGGAACCAGCCACGCATGGCCAGCTTGCGATCATTGTGGTAGTTTTTGTCGTCAACATCCTTCACGATGTAAGGCGTGTTCAGTGGCATGGGCTTACTCCTGCGGGTGGTCTGGGATTCCAACTTTTCCAATAGGCTGGCGCAACGCGCACCAACCAAATCCAATGTTCTTTCAGCCTCGGCA